GGTATTTCCCCCCCCCCCCCCCATTTAGAACGCCCCACCCAAGAGTGATTACGGAGCCCGGTGGAACCGGGTTGGCCACGGAAGGAAACGGCCCGGCAAGGCAGGACGCGGAGCCGGGATTTCATCACGAAAGGAAACGGAAACATGGGCACGGAGCTCAGCACAAACACGGCACCAGCGAGAGGGTTGGCTCTCGCCTCGTTTGATGATGCTTTTCGGTTCGCCAAGATGGTCTCGGCCTCGGACTTCGCCCCGAAGGATTTCAAGGGCAAGCCAGAATCCTGCCTGCTGGCGATTCAGCACGGCAGCGAAGTCGGCCTCTCCCCGATGCAATCGCTCCAGAGCATCGCGGTGATCAACGGCAGGCCGACGATCTGGGGCGATGCGGCCCTGGCTCTCGTGCAGGCGTCGCCGGTCTGCGAGTACGTCCGCGAGACGCTGGAGGGCGAGGGCAAGACGCTGACCGCCGTCTGCGAGGTCAAGCGGCGTGGCTACCCGGCACCGACGATTGTCCGGTTCTCCATCGCTGACGCCGAGAAGGCTGGCCTCTTGGGCAAGAGCGGCCCTTGGTCGCAGTACACGAGCCGGATGCTGGCCCTGCGAGCAAGGGGCTTTGCTCTCCGCAACGCCTTCGCTGACGCCCTGCGTGGGCTCATCACAGCCGAAGAGGCCCAGGACTACCCGGCCACGGAACCGGCCACCGTGAAGGTGAGCCAGCCCGAGACGCCGGTGCCCGCAGCGGTGCAAGTCGCCCTCGCACCATCGGCCATTGAGAAGGCCAGAGCGGCAGTCTCGCGGGCCAGCACGGTGGATCGGCTGGAAGCCCTTCGCACGACCGCAGACGAGCGGCTGGGCGACGGCACCTTCACCGACGCCGAGCACCAGGAGATCTGCAAGGCGATCCACGCCAAGCTCGACGGCCTCATGTCGGAGGCACAAGCCCGATGAAGGACTCGCACTTCTCCATCAAGCTCCGTGGCGTGAACGAGGGCCACCCGCCCACCACGGATGAATGGAACGAGCACGAAGCCCGGCAGGGCGGCATCGGCCCGCAGCGATCCCGCCCTGCCCAGGCCGGGCCGCGCCGAGCACCGACGCCGCTTCCGATGCTGACCGACGAGCAGATCGTCAATAACGCGAAGTGGCTTCATGCCCGGCTCGTCCTACTGCTCGACGCCCTTGATGGCGAGGAGTGGGACGGCCGGTGGAACAACCGACTGATGGCCGCGTGGCTGTCGGCCAGGCGAAGCATCAGAGACGCAGCAACTTGGAAAGGGCAGGACGATGGCGTGGCACGACTCGTGGACGCAGATGCGAAAGAAGAAACAGCCCCAGCCGCAGGGGGAAGCCCGCAAGAGGGCAGCGGTGGCGAAGCGGGAGACGCCTGAATCCACCGCAGCCGAGGCTGGCCCAAACAAAAAAACTCCCGGCCAGTGACTCGACCGGATGCCGCACGTTACGCGGCCAACTCAAGGAAACGGAGGGCTCAAGGAAATGGGCGTGTTCATTGACGACAACTGCGACCTGCCGCTGTTCGCGGCGCGGCCCGAGCCGAGGATCGACCTGCCGATCCGGTGCGCGGTCTCTAAGGAGATCGTGGTGCGCGCTGGCTCGCAGCGGTGGGCGCTGCTCATGCAGTACCTCACCTACGGCGCGTTGACGAACGAGCAGGCGGGCGACCTCGCCGGGCTCAGCGAGAAGAAGGGCTGCTGCTACTGGAAGCGGTGCGGCGAGCTCCTCGACGCGGGCTACATCGAAGCCACGGGCGAAGAGCGGCGCAGCCAGGCGGGCGAGATGCAGCGGGTCTGCCGCGTGACGGCCAAGGGGCGGGCGATCATTCAAGGGGGTGCGGAGTGAGCAGAGAGCAAGGCTTTGCGTTTGAGTCTGAGTTCGTGCAGCGAGCGAAGCACCACGGGCACAAGGCGTTTCGCGTCACTGGCCACAGGCCGCACGATGTTGTCGTCGATGGCGTGCGGGTCCAGTGCAAAAGCAAGCAGTTCGACGAGAACGGCCGCGTGCGGATCGCCAAGGGGCAGAAGAGATACAAGAGAGGTGATTGGGACGTTCTCGCGCTGGACTATCGCGGAACCCTGTACCTAATCCCCGAGACTCTGCTTCGCACTCCGCGTGGCACGCTGCTCACGGTGATAAAGCCCACGTCTTTTCGCAAGTGGGTGGATGCGTGGCATGTGTTTCAGGGGAAGCAAGCGCCAGATTCTCTTCGCCAGCAAGACCTGTTTGGTTAATAGGAGCAATGATATGGATTTCGACTTTACGAAACTTGCGATATTCAACGCAGACGGCCCTGACGTGGCTGTGGAAAACGAGCCATGGGCTGACGATGGCGTCAACGTCAAGGCCTATTTCGGCGAATTGGCGTCGCCTTTGGCCTATCACATATCGCAAAGCGAATTTGTGGTTGGCTGTTGCGCGTGGCTGACGCACGAGCGCGTCATTGAGTCTTTAGGCAGCATTTGGGGCGGCTGCCAAATCATCTGCCAGAAAGAGGATTTCCTGCGGCCGGATGCTGTGTCTTCTCGCGGCTGGAAATCAAGACTACACGCCTTGTATTCGACGCTTCGCTGCCCGATGGGCAGGCACGAGTGCGCTAAGGTGGCGTTGATGCCAGAACTCAGCGTGTGCATGGACGAAGGGCAGATGCAGCCAGTGCGCTGTGTGGGGAATCACAACTCCGACAGGCATCCAGCGTTCCCGCGAATGCACCACAAGTTTCTTGTGTTTTGCGACGTGCGGGAACTAGGCGGCGAAGACCCTTGGTATCAGTGGCAGCCAAAGCCCAAGGCTGTGTGGACTGGATCGTTCAATCCAACTGCAAACGGAACTCGCAGCCGCGAAAACGCGGTCGTCGTTGAGAGCGAGCACATCGCGCTAGCCTACTTCCGCGAGTGGTATCAGATGTTCGCGCTGAGCGAGCCGCTGGAATGGCAAAGCGAGTGGTGCGCGCCTGAATACAGGATTGGCACATAAAGGAGGCCGTCGATGGCCGGTGAATGGATCGCCTACGACTTGGCCCTACCTCAGAAGCCCGAGGTGCAGGAGCTCATCGACACGACGGGCCTGCCTGTGCAGGACGTGGTGTTCAACCTCCTGAACCTCTGGGGCTGGGCATCTATGCACTGTGCCGATGGCACGGCCCGCATGACGATCCCCCGCCTGGTGCGAACCTGCGGGGCTACAGAGGACTTTTGGAACGCAGTGGCAAGCGTGGGCTGGCTGGAGATCGACGAGACGGTCGCTACCGTTGCTGTCCCCGGATGGGATCGCCGGTTTAGCCAGGCGGCCAAGTCGAGAGCCCAGCAAGCCGACCGCAGCCGGGATCACGAAGAGCGGAATCCCGGCCGCAAACGCAGGCAAGGTGGCTCCGACGCCCCAGCGTCGGACGATCCGACGCCCGAGCGTCGCAGAGGAGATGAGAGATTAGAAGAATCTCTTCATCTTCCTCCGCACGAGGCTTGGGAGAAACTCCGAGCGGCATGGAACGCTGGCAAGGGTCGCAGGTGGACCCCGCCAACGCCGCCGGACGGATGGGAAGACCGGCTGGCCGAACCCGGCTGGTTTGAGGTGGCGATGGAGGCCATCGGGCGTATCGGCGAGTGCCGGTACTTCAAGACCCCGATGACGCTTATCCAGTTCGTGAAGCCCGGCTGGGCTCACAAGGTGCTGGGCGGGTCGTTCGACAACCCGAAGGGCGAGCCGCAGCGTGGCCGCGACTTCGGCGACGGCTCGCCGCCCCCGAAGGCATTTACAGGTGACGACGCCCTGGCGTTCGAGCGTACACGTCGTGCGCTTGCCGCGAAGGTGACAACAGCAGCGAAAGGAATCGCATGACCGCAACAGCCCGCCCTCCGTTGACCGCCCGCCAGCGTGAGCTTCTCGACTGGATCCGTGAGAACTCGCGTCTCGCGGCCCCGACCGTGCGAGAGATCGCAGCGGCCCACGGCATCGCCTCGCCCAACGGCGTGCAGTGCCACCTGAACGCCCTCGAAAAGAAGGGCTACCTGCGTCGCAACCCGAACAAGGCCCGCAGCGTGGAGGTGGTGGATGTCTGAGAACCCGTACCCGGCCCCCGCGCCGCTGATCGTGGCCGACTTGTGTGCCCAGGCCGCATGGCTCGACGCCATTGATGACGACTCCCGGCTGCGGCTGGAGTGGGCAGCCGACACCATCCGTGCCCTGCATGCCCGGCTCGTGCGGCAGGCGGGCGTGCTCGAACAACTGGAGGCCCGCTCGTGACGCTCTCCGATCTCGTCCTTGTCTCGGCAGGAATCGCGGCCAACGCGGCCACGTTCACGCTGGGAATTCTGGTTGGTGCATCCCTCAAACGAAAGGAATCGAACGATGACCGCAACAGCAACGAAGGAACGACGAAAGGCTCGGACTACTGGCACGTCCCTGCCGACCGCAACGCTGCGGGCTGCTCTGGCCACGGTCCGTGCCGCCGTGCCCAGCCGAAGCCCGAAGCCGATCCTGCTGAACGTCCTGCTGCACAACGGCGGGATCACGGCCAGCGACCTTGAGCTTCAGATCTCGGCCGAGGTGCCCTACACCGACGCCCCGCTGCTGCTGCCGTTCGGCCGCCTTCAGGCGATCCTCGGGGCCGCCTCTGGTGACGAGGTGACGCTGACGCCGGGCGACACGTCCTGCATGGTGGCCGTGGGTGGCGGCACCTGGACGTTGCCCACGGAGGACGCGGCCGAATTCCCACAGTGGGAGCCGCCCACCGTGCGGCCGATCTGCCGCATCCCGTGCGACCAGTTCGTGCGTGCGGTGAAGGCGGTGGCATACGCCACGGATAACGAGTCGAGCCGCTTCGCCCTCGGGGCGGTGCTCGTGGAGGTGGCGGACGGCACGGTAACGCTCGTCGGCACGGACGGGCGGCGGCTCTCGTCCTACGGCATCGAAGTTGACCAGGCCGTGGACGACTCGACGACGCTGATCCCGGCGCGGGCCATCCTCACCATCAGCAGCATCGCCTCGCACTCCGAAGGGGCGGTGCAACTGGAGGCCACGCCCAACGAGGTGGTGGCGACCATCGACGGCACCGTGGTGACGGCCCGGCTGGTCGAGGGCCGCTTCCCCCGGTGGCGTGACGTGATCCCCGAGCGGGACGCGAAGGCGTCGCTCGTGAACGGGGCCGAGCTCCTCGCGGCGACGCGGGCGGCTGCGGTCTGCACCAGTGAGCAGTCGAAGGGTGTGACGTTCGCCTTCACGGGCGAAGGCGTCCACCTGACGGCCAAGAGCACCGAGGCGGGCGAGTCGAGCGTGACGTGCCCCGTGCTCGAAGCGGGGCAGACGGCGGTGGTGGCCCTCGACCCCGGCTTCGTCGCTGAGTTCCTGCGTGGCGTGGATGAGGCCGAGCCGGTGGAGGTGGAGGCCGTGGACGCTCAGAGCGCCGTGGTCTTCCGGTGCGGCGACTGCACTGGCGTGGTGATGCCTCTGGCGAAGGACTGATGCCAGACATCGAAGAGCTTCGCCGCATGTGGGATGCCGGGGTGCCAGCGGATGCAATCGCTGCGCACCTCGGCATCCGGCGGCACAAACTCCACGAACTGCGCCGCCTTCACGGGATCGCTGATCGTGAGTGCAAGTACCGCAAGCGGCCTGCGGACCCCACGCCCGAGGAAATCGAAGAGCGGGCGCGCGAGTGCCGTGAGCGGCACTATGCGGAGCGGCGCGCCGAGCCGTTGGCTTGACACGTTCGGCACACTCCCGGCGTTGGTATCGCAACCCCAGGAGCAACGCCATGCGTTTTGCCTTCGTCGTCCTGTTCGCCCTCACCGCTTCGCTTGTTCACGGCCAGACCGTTGTCGTGCGTGGCCCTGCCGTGATCTCGGCTCAAGACCACGCCACGATCATCGCCCGCCGTGGGGCGCTGGTGCATAGCCAGTGCTCGCAGACCGAAGGCATCGGCATGGGCTCGACGCCCGAGGCGGCAAGAAGGAATTGCTGCTTCTTCGGGAAGAAGCAAATCGTGGAAGAGGGCGTGGCCTACTCGCCGGTCACTCGCCGCTGGTACGCCGTGATTCGCTACAGGTGACGCATGGCCCCGTGGCTCATCGCCCTGACGGGCGGCATCTATCTCGTCGTGGCGGCCGACCTGGCCCTGCACAACAAGCCGGGCCTCGCCCTCGCCTACTTGGGGTACAGCTTCGCCAACGTGGGCCTGTACCTCGCAGCGAGGGCCACTTGAACCCGCTGACGTTTTCCGTGCCGGGCGATCCCGTCCCACAGCCGAGGCCGCGAGTCTCGACGCGGGGCGGGTTCGCTCGGGCGTATGTGCCGGGGCGTCACCCGGTGCATGCGTACCGCCAAGCCATCGCAGCGGCGGCCCTCGAAGCCGGGGCCACGCCGACCACCACGGAGCCGCTCACGGTGATCTTGGATCTCGTCTTCGCCCGCCCGGCCTCGCACCTCACCAAGAAGGGGCTGCGAAAAGGTGCGCCGCTTTTGCCCCGATGCGACGTGGACAACGCGGCCAAGGCGTGCCTCGACGCCTTGAACGGCGTGGCGTTCGGGGATGACTCGCAGGTGGCGAAGTTGGTGGTGGAGAAGTCATACGGCACGGAGGCACGCACGACCGTGCGAATCCAATGAGCAACCAAAGCCTCTACGACTTCCTGGCCGAGCACTGCCAAGAGAACACGGTGCGGTCATACCTTGAGATCGGCACCCGTGACGGCGGCAGCCTGCGGGTGGTGGTGGAGAACGCCCCGGCCTTGGAGTCGGTGGTCTGCGCCGACACATGGGGCGGCGAATGGGGCGGCTCCGCGCGCGGCTCGCACGAGCACATCGACCGGCTGCTGGCGGGGATGCTCTACACGGGCGAGGTTCGCTACCTCGACGGTGACTCGAAAGAGACGATCCCGACGCTGACCCAGCAGTTCGACCTGATCCTCGTGGACGGGGACCACTCCTACGAGGGCGGCATGGCCGACCTGCGGAACGTGTGGCCGCTCTGCCGACCCGGCGGTTGCATCGCCTTCCATGACATCACGCACCCGGCTCACCCGTACCTGCTGACCTGCTTCGATGAATGGGTGGAGGAACGGCGGGCCGAGCTCGCCGTCTGGCGGCAGGTGCTTGAGCCTTACGGCGTGGCCGTGGCGGTGAGACGATGAACATCCCGCAGCACCTCATCTACCCGCTGGAACCGTTCGCCGCCGACTTCGCGCGGCTGGCGCGGGAGGGCGAGTCGCACTTCAGGGACTCGCGTGTGGCGTTCGTGGGGCTGGCCCGCAACTGCGCGCCGCACCTCGCGGCCAACCTCAAGCGGTTCGAGCAGCTTGTCGAGACCTGCGGCGAGTGGCGGCTGCACATTGAAACGAACGACAACACGGACGGCACCGACCAGGTGCTGACCGACTTCGCCGCAGCCCACCGGCAGGCGACCTTCACGAGCCAGCGGCTCGGGCGTGAGCAGTTCTCCACGGAGTTCGCGGGCCGCCGCACGATTGCCCTGGCTGAGTACCGCACGGCGTGCCAGCGGTGGGTGGCCGACACCTGCCCTACCTACGACCTCGTGGTGGTAATCGACTTCGACGCATGGGGCGGGTGGTCCCACTCGGGCGTGATGCACGGGATCGGGGCGCTGCACGCGACGCCCGACGCCTATGGCATGGCGGGCGTGGCGTTGATCCAGCACCCCGTGATGGCGTTGGGCGAGGACAAGAAGCCCAAGCTCGTCGCGGACTTCGTGAACTACGACGCCTGGGCATACCGCCTGAACTCGTATTGGGATGACTACACCGCTGGCCTCGGCGGGTGGAAGCACAGTCACCTGCCGCCGGTGGGTTCGCCACCGTTCCCGGTCTGCTCTGCCTTCGGCGGCATGGCGATCTACGACACGTTCGCCTTCCTGCGTGGGCACTACGACGGCGAAACGGACTGCGAGCATGTGGCCTTCCACCGCAGCATCGCGGAGCGGACGGGGCAGCGGTTCTACATCGACCCCGCTATGCGGATGGTGATGCACTGGCTGGAGCAAACCGATGGCGGGCGTCACAGCGACCATTAGCATCACGGCCTTCCGTGCTGATTGGGAAACGCACATGCCGATCTCGGCACTGTGCCAGCGGTGGACGATTACCAAGGACCAGGTGCTGCGGCTGCGCACCCTCTGGGATCTGCCGCTGCGAAACGACCGGCGGCTGCGGTTCAAGCCCCGGCGCTGCGATATGCGTGACCCCACGCCCCGCGAGATAGAGCAGGCGTGCAAAGAAATCCAAGCCCGGTGGGACGAACACACCCGCGTGATGCGGATGGTCAGCAAGCCCCAGCAGTTCGAGGTCCGCCAGATTCAGACGCCCGACGACCTGCGGCCCTTCGTGGAGCCCGACCATGAGTGGTGACCCCGTGCTGGGCAAGATTGTCGTGGACTTCAGCCAGAAGTACGTCAGCGTCTACCTGTGCGAAGGCGACGGGACCGTGAAGGACGCCGACCACTTCAAGTGGCACTACAGGCTCGACGTGAAGGAGGCCCGGCAGGAAACGCGGGACTGTTTCGACTGGTTCTATGACTTCTGCAACGACACCGTGAACGGCTTGGCCGACGAACTGCAAGAGGGGGAAGGCGGCGGGGCAGACTCACCGTAGGAGGTGCCCGCCATGACGCTGCCCAACTACACCGGAACGGCCGACGAATACGCCAAGTACGGGAACACGCTTTCGATCTGGCAGCAGCTTGCGCTGCTCCAGGCGTGGGCTCCGCTGATCGGCTACGGCCAGCGGTTCGTCAACGAGGCCGACCCGTACCGGCGCGGCCTTGTCGTGAGCGATGCCGCTGAGTGGCTGGCCTCGAAGACGAGCTCGCAGGCCGATGACCAGCTGGTGCGGCTGCTGGCCGACGTGCTGAAGACGCCGCAAGGCGAAGCCCTCGTGCGGTGGTGCCTGCTGCAAGCGGAGGGGGCGAAGTGAACCTTGATGGAATCATTCGTATCGTCGCCGCTCTGGCGGCAGTGGCTATCGTCGCTGGCCCCTCGGCTGCCGCCCTGGCTCGCAAAGCCCAAGCCCACTGGCAAAACCGTGCGGTGGAAGCCGCAGGTGAAGCGGCCCCAAGCGTGACGGGCAAAGACCTGCACGTCGTGCTTGACCTAGCCACGAGGCTGAAGGCGGCTGGCTGTGCCGAGGGCGTGGCCCTGTGCCAGCAACTGCTCGACGTGATGCTCGGCAACACCAAGGCGAAGCGATGACTACGGGCATGCGGCTCACCATTGCGTTCGTGCTGGGCTGCGTGGCGGTCCTCGGGGTGCCGCAGCCGAAGCCGGTTGCGCCGACATTCGTGATCGAAGACGTGAGTGATGCCATGAAGACGAAGGTGGCCGACGTTGCGAAGGCCCTGCGAGCGGCGAGCCCCGTAGAGCGGGCCATCTGGGCTTCGACGTGGGAGAAGGCCGCCGTGGTCGTGGCGTCGCCCGAGGGCGAGCCCGTCGTATTCACCGACACCCGTTCACTGCGGGGCTTCACGATCTTGAGTCTCGACATCGCCTGGCGTCGGCTGGGTGGCGTGAAGCCGGGGCAGTACCCTGGCCTGCGTGAAGGCGTCGAGAAGGCGATGGGAGACGTGGTGGGGCTCGACGTGCGGCCGGTGACGCCGGAACTGCGGCGGGCCTACGCCGAGGCGTGCCGGGCAATCGCATGGGCTGGCGTTGGCAACGGAGGCTGACCCGTGGCCGACTTCATCCCCTTGATGGGCTATCAGCCCGACCGGAAGGGCACCGACGATTTTCTCGCGTCGCTGGCCCGGCCGACGCTCGCGCAGGCTGGCCCCGACCTGGTGCTGGACGAGACGCGAGACGTGAACCTCGGGCAGTACCTGCTGCGGGTGGCCCCCGATTGGAAGCGTGGATCGCAGCGTATAGGGTCTTGCGTCGGATGGGGCTGGGCCTTGTCGTGCGACATCCTCGCCGCATGCGACATCCTGTTACGCAATGAGACGGAGAGTTACGGCGGCCGGGTGCTTGAAGCCAGCGTCTACGCCTTCTCACGGGTCGAGGTGCGTGGCGGCCGGAACCTCGGGGGCGATGGCTCCTACGGCGGCGCAGCGGCGAAGGCCGTCACGAACTACGGCACGCTGCACTACGGCATCAACTACGACGGGGTGACGTTCACCGACAACTCGGGCCAGCGGGAGAAGGAATGGGGCCGCGACGGCGTGCCGGATCGGTTCGAGCCGTTCGCCGCGAAGCACAAGGTGAGCAGCGTGGCCCTCGTCAAGGACTTTGAGTCGGCCGCTCGTGCGATCCAGAACGGCTACCCCGTGGCCGTGTGCTCCATGCGTGGCTTCAGCATGACGCTCAGGGACGGCTACCTCACGCCGATGGGCCAGTGGGCGCACTGCATGATGTTCGCGGGCGTGCGGTGGAATCCGAAGCCCGCCCTGCTGTGCGTCAACTCGTGGGGCGACTGCTACCAGGGCAGCGTAGACCCGAACCTCCCGCCGCAGTTCCAACGGTCGGCCGGGTGGGTCGAGGCCGCCACCTGCACGTCAATGCTCCAGGGTGAGGACTCCTTCGCCCTGTCGGGCTACGCCGGTTTCCCGCCACGCACGCTGCCCGATTGGACAGGAGGCGTTCTGTGAAAACGGCGGCCCTAGTCACCGGCACGTTCCTGCTCTTCGCCAGAGGCTGCGGAGCCCCGGCCCCTGACCACCCCGACATCGCGGCGGATCTCGCCTGCGAGACGGCCCGCATGAGCGTGAAGCTCTCACAGGAGATGGCACCGGCCCCGAAGGGCGACAAGTGCGAGAACTGCGACGGCACCGGGAAGATCGGAGACGGGCGGATTGTGATGCCCTGCCCGGTTTGCAAAGGCACGGGGAAGAAATCATGAGCCTCGAAGACCTGGACGCCGCCGTGTGGGCCAGCCTGTCGGCGCGGAAGCACCTCGCCGGGAAGCCGCTCGTCTCGCGCCTGGTGCGGCGCGTGGTGAGGAAGTGGCCCGCCATGTCGCTGAGCCAAGCCCGGCCCGAGAGCTACGGGGTGATGCTGGAACAGGTGGGCCACAGCATTGAGCGGAGCGAGCGGCAGAACGTGCAGATGGGAATAATCCTGTCGCTGCTGCTGGGGGCGCTCATTCAGGAGATCGTGAAGGCCGTGCTGGCGTGGTGGATGAAATCTGCCAGCCACCGCATCTCGTTGGTAGGGTGGCAATTGGAGATGCGGAAGCGATGACCGGCGAAGAACTCAAGCAAGGCGTGCTCGACACCTTCCTGCGGATCGCTGACCGCTTCGGCGTGCCGTGCGTGATCCTGGCCGTCGTGCTGTATTTCGGGCGTGAAGCGGCGATTGCCCTGCACAGCACGGTGGTCGAGCCGGTGGTGCAGTCACACGTCGAGTTTCTGGAGAGTGCGAAGGAGACGATGGCCCGCCAGGCCGAGACATTGCAGGAGCTCGCCAAGGGCCAGGCCGAGATCCAACAGGTGCTTGCACGGCCTGCTAATAACGAGGGCACAAACTAATGGCCTCCTACGATCAAACACCCGGCGCGCTCAATCTCTCGTTCAAGCGGGGCGATGACTTCTCCACGCTCATCGACTTCTCTATCGGCATGACCGGCTACACCGTGACCGCTGGCGTCACATCCCTCGTGACGGGCGACGAGGTGCAGCCGCTCACCGTCTCGTTCGCCTCGGCCACGGCCGGGCAGGTGAACGTCTCCCTGAACGACACGCAGACGGCCGCCCTGGCCCGTGGCACCTACGGCTGGCAGATGAAGTGGGTGGAGAACCAGGCGACCCGCACGGCCCTCACCGGATTCGTGGAGGTGCTCTGATGCCGATCAACGCGAACGTCAGCGGCGGGCAGCAGATCACGGCCAGCGTCGGTGAGACGCAGATCGACGTTTCCGTGGCGGCTGGGTTCGGCCCGAGCGGCGCGCAGGGGCCACAAGGACCGCAAGGCCCAGCGGGAGCGACCGGCGCCACCGGCCCGGCAGGTGCAACGGGATCGCAGGGGCCGCAAGGGCCATCTGGGACAGCCGGGGCCACCGGCGCCACTGGAGCGACCGGAGCACAGGGAGCGAAGGGCGACACAGGCGACACGGGGCCAACTGGCCCGCAAGGGCCACAGGGGCCGCAGGGCGCGACCGGCTCGGCAGGTGCCACCGGAGCAACAGGCCCACAGGGACCAAAGGGCGATACAGGCGATACCGGCGCGCAAGGCCCGGCAGGGGCAACTGGTGCCACTGGTGCGACCGGCCCGGCTGGGACGACCACCTTTAGCGGCCTCACCGGCAAGCCGACGACGCTCGCAGGCTACGGGATCACGGACGCGGCGGCCGCATCTCACACACATAGCGCATCTGCGATCACATCGGACACGCTGGACTTCGCCCGCCTGCCGGTCGGCCAGACTTCGACCACCGTTGCGGCAGGGAACGACGCCCGATTCACCGACGCGAGGACGCCGCTCTCCCACGTTCACAGCGGGGCCGACATCACCACCGGCACGGTCGCGGCGGCGAGGCTCGGCACACACGCCACGACGCACAATCCCGGCGGTACTGATCCGGTTTCGCTGTGCCAAGTTTTTGAGTTTACTCGCACAACCCGACCGGCGTCGGCTACCGGCAGCGGCGGGTCTTACATATGGTCCGTTCCCGCTGGAGCCAGGCTAGTTGAGTTTCTCACTATCGGCGCTGGGGGCGGTGGCGGCAGTGGCCGACGCGGTGCTGCTGGAACTGCCCGATTCGGCGGTGGTGGCGGCGCTAGCGGTGGTACTGTCTGGGCAGCCGTAAATCCGTCGCTCATCACAACAAGCATAAGCGTCGTTATCGCCGCTGGTGGTGCTGGCGGTGCCGCTGCGACTGCCGATGACGCTAACGGAAGTAACGGCACGGGCGGTGGTCAGACAAGCCTTTTCTTTTCTGGGGCGAACCCATTTATCGCGTTTGGTGGCGGCGGCGGGTCTGGCGGCACTGCCGCCGCTGGCGGCGGCGGATCGTTTGGCGGATCGTCTGAAAATCGTACATTTCTTGGAATTTCGGGATCAAACTCTTCAATAACAGGCAACGCCTTGCGTGCGTTCCCGAGCGGCAACGTCGCGCAAGGAGGCGGCGCGGGCGGTGGCATTAGTAGCGCGAACGTCGCATATCTCGGTGGCTCGCAGTTGGCCGGTGGGCAAATCCTCGCCGACTCGGCGCAGTTCGGATCAAACGGCGCTGGCGGCGCAGCCTCAACTACATCTTCTGGCGGCAACGGCACTAACGGCATCTCCTACGGTTACGGTGGATGCGGCGGCGGTGCGTCTGCCAACGGCAACAATTCCGGCAGTGGCGGTAACGGCGGCGATGGGCACGTTCGCATAACTGTGTGGTTCTAACGCTATGGCACTCGCAATCCTCAACGCTCTCGGCCAGGTGGTCACGTTCGTCCGCGACGATCTGCCCGAAGGTTGGACGCCGCCAGACGGCTGCACCGCGATCCCCGAAGCGGAGTTGCCCGCAGGCTGGGTGCGCGAGCCAGAGCGGCACGACATGGCTGACGTTCGCAAGGAACGTAACGCGAGGCTGACCGCGAGCGACTGGACGCAGGTAGCCGACGCTCCGGTGGATCAAACTGCGTGGGCCGCGTATCGGCAATCGCTCCGCGATCTGCCCAGCGTCTACAGCGGCGAAGGGGCGATCCCTTGGCCGGTTGCGCCCGCCTGACGCGCTGCGCTACATCGACTACATCCGGCAATTTCGCGTTTCGCGAATCGCGAAAGTGCGCTATCGACAGCGGAGACGGTCTATCAGCGACGGGGTTTCTGATAGCCTGTGCGCTATCGGCCAAAGAAGCGGCCATTTCGTAAGAGAAACTGCACAGAAAACCTATCATTATTGATATGTTTCGGGCGTCGAAAACCGGACAAAGAAGCGGCCATGCCAATCGCCACCCTCCGCTACAAACTGCCTGACGAGCAGGCCGAGTACGATGCCGCGATCAACGGCCGGAAGGCGTTCGTCTGCCTCTGGGAGATCGACCAGAAGTTGCGGTCGCTCCTGAAGCACGGAGAGCCGAGCGACGAAACGGCGAGGCTGGCAGAGGAGATTCGGCAGATGATCCGCGATGAATGCGCGGAGGCTTTGGAATCGTAGGGGCGGATATACCGGCGGTATACACTCGCCGCGCATACTAAAGCGGGCGGGTGTAGTGTTCAGTCCGACCGTATAGCGAAAAGGGAGAGTCGTGGAACAAACCAAGTACCCACCCGACTGCGGCTCATGCAAGTTCTGGGAATCTCGCGGAGTGAAGCCGGGAAGCAAGCGGGGCGAACAAGCAGGCGATTGCAGGCGTCACGCCCCGACGCTGGTGATGATCGGCACGTTGCAGCAGTCCCGTTTCCCAGCGACGAGCGAGCTGGATTGGTGCGGCGATTGGGAAAACGGCATCGGCCAGTAGCCGGTGCGCTACTGAGCGAAAGGAGAGTCGTGGATGAGTGTTGATAGAATTGCAGCCGAATGGGCGGCCAGGGATCGCAATCCGGTCGCCGCCATGACCACGCTGCCAGAAGGGTTCAGCATGACAATCGTGCCGCAGCCCTGGATTCCGGTGGGCGACAGGCTGCCGGAGCCGGATTACATGGGCAACCCGGTCGGAGTGCTGGCCTGCCTGCCGGATGGGGAACGCTGCATCGCATTCTGCGACAACGACGAGTACGGCGTCCGGTGGCAATGCAACTCAACGCAGAAGCCGACCCACTGGATGCCGCTGCCCGAGCCGCCGGTCTGAAGTGCGCTACACATTGAGTAGACGGCCATGCAAGGGACGTGGACGCACGCGGTAGGCTGGACGCATGCCATCACGGATGCCAAGCCACAGGCCGCCACGCTTACGCACGCGAGGCCCACGGCGCGACGACACGGCCAGGCCCAACGCGGCAGCACGAGGCTACTGCGACAAGGCACACAAGGCATGGCGGCAGGCCGTGCTGACGAAGTGCAACTGGCAATGCGTGGACTGTGGGCGCGTGGCACATGGGCGTGAGATGCACGCAGACCACGTCGTGCCCATCAGCCAGGGCGGCGAACGGTACGACGTGGGGAATGGGCAGGCACGATGTCAGTCGTGCCATAGCAGGAAGACAGCGATGGAAACGCGAGCGGGGAGGGGTGTAGCAAATCGCTACACCCCCGATTGAGCAATACCGTCCGTAGAAGCGGAAAACGCGCGGCCGCAGAATGCACCGCGTTTTTTGGGTGCCCCGATCAGCCGCCGGAGCCGACTTCCGAAAATCGCACTTAAAACGGCACTTGAGCGTTGATCCTGTTGCGTCCTGAGTGAAGCGCGACCAAAAAACTTCCTTACGGTTTAGAAAGAATGGCAGCAAAAGGTCGTCGGCCGATGCCCGCTTCGGTGAAGCGGCTGGCAGGAAATCCAGGCAAGCGGAAGATCCGCCCCGACCTCCCGGCCCCGGCTGGCGCGCCGCCGATGCCCGAGCGGCTGATGGTCGATCCGGTGGCCGTTGCCAAGTGGCAGGAGTTCGTGCCGATCCTCACCGACCTGGGCACGCTCACGCAGGCCGATGGCGAAGCTCTGGCGACTTTGTGCGAGGTGTATTCTGCGGCTCAGTCGTGCTTGCTCGAACTGCGGGCCACTGGTCCGGTCATGCGAACCGATCTTGGTGGCGTGAAACCGAACCCGGCTGGCCCGCTATATCGCGGATTAGTGAGCCTGCAAACCTCACTAATGGGCGAGTTTGGGCTGACGCCTACCTCAAGGACACGGCTAGGTGGCAAAGAAGAAAAGCCAACCGACGAAGTTGAAGAGTTCTTTAAGATCCACGGCGCATGATCTGACGCCCGAGGGGCAGAAGAAGTACGAGCGCGTTGTCTGGTTCTTCGAGAACATCCTGCGGCACAGCAAGGGCCAGATCGCGGGCCAGCCGTTCAAGCTCCTGCCCTGGCAGCACCATGTGCTCCGCGAGCTCTTCGGGCGGCTGAACCCAGACGGCACGCGGCAGCACCGCATCGGCTACATCGAACTGCCGAAGAAGCAAGGCAAGAGCACGACACTCGCGGGCCTCGCGCTCTACCTGACCGGGTTCGACGGGGAAAAGGGTGCCGAGTGCTACGGGGCGGCCAGCGACCGTGAGCAGGCAGGCATCATCTACCGGGAGGCCGCGTCGATGGTGCGGGCCTCGCCTGCGTTGTCGAAGTATTTCGACGTGATCGACAGCCGGAAGACGATCATCCACAAGGCGAGCAACTCGTTCTATCGAGTGCTCTCGGCCGATGCGTTCCGTGCGGAGGGGCTGAATATTCACGCCCTTCTGTTCGATGAACTTCATGCGCAAAGGGACCGCCGCCTCTGGGCTTTCGCCCTCGGCTGAGAAGCCGGGGGCGAAGGCCGGGGCAAAACACGCGACGCACTCAGGTACGGTGGAGCGGCTCGAAAACAACCACTCCTTCTCTCAATCACGACGGCGGGCTACGACCGCAAGAGCATCTGCTGGGAGCAGCACGCCTACGCCGAGCGATGCACGGCCGACCCCACCACGGACCCGGCCTTCTTCGGGTGCATCTACGCCGCGCCACCCGAGTGCGGAGCCGATGGGACGTGGAAGGAAGATCGGGTCTGGAAGCAGGCGAACCCGAGCCTGGGCGAGACGATCACGCTGGAGTCATTCGCGGCCGACGCCCGCGAGGCCGAGCAAAGCCCCAGCAAGCTCAACGCCTTCCTGCGTTACCGGCTCAACGTCTGGACCACGCAAGACACGCGCTGGCTCTCGCCTGACACATGGGCCAAATGCGGCAAGCCCCTCGACGGCGAACTGGAAAAGCGGGAGTGGTATGCGGGCCTCGACTTGGCGAGCACGACCGACTTGTCGGCCTTCGTGATGGTGAGCCAGGCGGCCGATGGCACCTTCGACGTGATGCCGTTCTTTTGGGTGCCCGAGCAGAACGCCGCCGAGCGGACGCTGCGGGATAAGGTGGACTACCTCGGCTGGATTCGGGAAGGCTATGTGCGGGCCACGGATGGAAACTGTACCGACTACGACGTGATCCGCCGGGACATCAACGAACTGGCCAAGAAATACAACATCCGGCAGGTGGGCATCGACCGCTGGAACGCCACGCAACTAGCCACCCAACTGCAAGGCGACGGCCTAAACGTCGTAGGGTACGGGCAAGGGTATGCCAGCATGACGAGCCCGTGCCGTCAGCTTGAGATGCTCGCAATGTCGGAACGGATACGGCACGCAAATCACCCGGTGCTGAGTTGGATGGCGGCGAACGTGGCCTTGCAGACCGACCACCAGGGCAACATGAAATGCAGTAAGGCGAAGTCAACCGAACGCATCGACGGCATCGTGGCCCTGGTCATGGCCCTCGGCATCCACGCGACGGCGACCGCACCGGCCCCCGAACAATCCTGGGACATCCTGACCTTATGAGCGAAAACGCCGCTGCCGATTACAAGATGTTCGACCTCCGTGGCATCGACTGGCCCGAGGTTTCAAGCAGCCGGACGCCCTCGGGCATCCGCGTGACTGCCGACAACTCAATGGCGTGCTCTGCCTACACGGCCTGCATCCGCGTCATATCGGATGCGGTATCGTCGCTGCCGCTGCACGTCTACGAGCGGCTGGCCAATGGCGGCAAGACGAAGGCCACCACGCACCCGGTCTACCGGCTCCTGCACGCCCAGCCCAACCCGTGGCAGACGGCGCAGGAGTTTCGGGATTGGATGACCGGCATGTATCTCCACTATGGGGCGAGCTACGCCGAGATTCGCCCAGGTGCTCGCGGGGCCGTCTCTGAACTGTGGCCACTGCACTCCAGCCGCATGGAGGCCGAGCGGCTCTCTGATGGCACGTTGCGGTATCGGTATCGTGAGCCGAACGGCCGCGAGACGATCTACTCGCAGGACCAGGTATTCGCGCTGCGGTTCACGACCGAGGACGGCATCAAGCCGATCCCGACGTACCGACTTTTTTCCAATGTCATCGGCCTTTCGCAGGCTCTTGAAACGCACGCGGCGACGTTCTTTGGGAACAATGCACGCCCCGGTGTTGTGCTGGAGTCGGAGAGCCCAATTCCAGTAGAGGCTGCGGAGCGGCTTCGGGAGTCTTGGGAAAGGTTGCATCGCGGCAGCGATAGGGCTCACAGAACGGCAGTATTGCCTGCGGGCGTAAAGGCCCATGAACTGAGCAGCAGCAACGAGGCTGCCCAGATGCTTGAGAGCCGGTCTTTCGCTGTGTACGAGTGCTGCCGGATTTTCCGCGTGCCGCCTCACATGGTTCAGCAACTGGACCGCAGCACCTACTCGAACATTGAGGTGCAGGGAACCGAGTTCGTCCAGCATTGCCTGCTGCCGCACCTGAAGCGGTGGGAGGCGGCCATAAGCAGAGACCTCGTTGTAGACGATGAGGTTTTCTTCGCGGAGCACTCGGTGAGCGGCCTGCTGCGGGGCGACCACGCGAGCCGGTCGGCCTACTACGTTTCCGCTCTCCAGAACGGCTGGATGACCGTGAACGAGATCCGCGAACTGGAGAACCTCAACCCCATCGGGCCAGAAGGTGACAAGCACTTCGTGCAGTTGAACATGACCACGCTGGACAAGGTGGGCCAAGAGCCGCCCGCCCCCGAGCCGATGCCCGCGCCCGTCGCGGAGGTGGAGGATTCACCGGAAGACGACACAGAAGACCAGGCCGAACAGGAGAACCCGACCGATGGAAATTGAACGTCGCTGCCTGACCGCAGAGGAAGCCCCCGAGTGCGAATTGCAGATCGAATCGCGTGCCACTGGCCGCGAGGCGATCCGTGGGCTGGCGATCCCCTACAACCGGCTTTCGCTCGACCTCGGCGGGTTCCGCGAGCGGATCATGCCCGGTGCCTTTGACAAGATCCTCAACCGGCAGCGGGGCCGGGGCGAGATCCTCTCGTACTACAACCACAACAGCGACCTGCTGCTGGGCCGCGAGTCGGCGGGCACGCTGGAGATCACGGCCGATGATCGTGGCATCTCGTACATGGTCGAGCCGCCAGACACCACGGCGGGGCGTGACGTTCTTGCCTTGGTGCGTGCGCGGCTGCTCAGGGGCAGCAGCTTCGCCTTCACGGTGGGCCAGAAGGGCGAGCGGTTCACGACTGACGAGAGCGGCAAGGCGATCCGCGAAGTGGTCGAGGCTTCCGGCTTGTACGAGATCGGCCCGGTGAACGTGCCCGCCTACGGCTCAGCCACCTCGGCCGTTGTGGCCCAGCGGTCGTATGCCACTTGGCTGGCGGCGCAGGCCGACGAGGCCGAGGCCGATCCGACCGTGGAGCCCGAGGCGAAGCGTGCGATTCGTTCGCTCGCCCGCGACGCCGCTGCCGCGTGGTCTCTGAGGCTCCGCAATGTCTGAAGCCCGCTGCACCTGCGGCGAAAAACTCCGCTGCCGTTCCAGCCGCCCATGCGGTGACGAGCGGCAGCGGTATCTGCGTTGCCCACGCTGCGGGGCTCGCGCGGTGGCGTTTGTGAAAACAACACTTTCTGAAGTGCGCTTCTGCAAGAGGGGCAACCGCTAGCGGCACAGTGGACTCCACGGCAATACCGCCGCAGGAGATACACAGTGGACAACCTCAAGAAGCTTCAGGACGAGGCCGTTACCCTCGCCAACCGGATCGACGCGGTGCGCGCCATCGAAGGCGACGACGACAAGATTGCCGAGCGCGACCTCGAACTGGAAACGCTCAACAAGCGTGCGGGCGACCTCGCCAAGAAGATCGACTTCGAGAAGTCGGTGGCCGAGTCGGCCAAGAACCTGCGGTCGGTTGTCGAGCGTTGCTCGCCTGCCCCCGAGGTGACCGAGGAGCGTTCGGCCGAGAAGGTCCGCATCGAAGCGGTTCCGTTCTCCGGTCGGCTCCGTGCGTTTGAGAACGCCAAGGACGCCTATAAGGCGGGCATGTGGTTCAAGGCGAAGAGCGGCGACGCTGAGGCCAAGCGGTGGTGCCAGGATCACGGCGTTGAAGCCCGTGCTCTCGGCTCGACCGGAGCCACGACCGGCGCGGCCGCCGTGCCCGACGTGCTCTCCTCGACGGTCATCCGCCTGGTGGACCAGTATTCGGCCTTCGCTCAGAACGCGACGAACGTGGTGATGCCGAGCGACGTGCTGCTGTTCCCGCGCCGGACGGCGGGCACCTCAGCGGCGTGGATCGACGAGAACGTGGCGATCACCGCAAGTGATCCCACGATCAACCAGGTCTCGCTGACTGCCAAGAAGGTGACCGGGGCCGTGGTGGTGGCCAGCGAGCTTTTGCAGGACTCCATCATCAGCATCGCGGATTGGATCGCCCTGGAACTGGGCCTGTCGCTCAGCAACGCCGTTGAAGCGGCTGCGTGGAGCGGCAACCCGGCGAACGCCCCTGCCGTGGCCGGTCTCGTGACCAGCCACACGGGCGGCCTCCTCGCTGCCTCGGGTGCGACCTATGCGGCCTCGCTCGTGACCGCTGCGGGTGACACGCCCGACGAGGTGACGAAGGCCAACCTGCTTGCGATGATGGCGGCTGTGCCGCAGCACTCGCGGCAGGGTGCCAAGTGGTATTGCTCGCCGTTCTTCTTCTCGGCGTGCATGCAGGCTCTCGACTTGAACCAGGGCGGTTCGGTCGGCCTGTCGGCTGGCATGGGCCTCACCTTCCTCGGCAGCCCGGTGGTTCTCACCGACCGGCTCCCGAGCGGTGCGGACTCGACGGGTGCGGTGATGGCGCTCTATGGCAACATGGCCAATAGCTCCTACTACGGCGTTCGCCAGGGCATCGAAATCGCCAGCTCGGACCAGGTGAACTTCCTGTCCGATCAGACGGTGATCCGTGCCGTGGCTCGCGTGGCGATCACCCACGCCAACCTCGGCACCTCGACGGTCGCTGGCCCGATGATCGGCCTCGTCGGTCTGTGAGCCTGACGGCTTGACGTGATGTGCAAACTGGGCGGGCCGCTCCACACGGGGCGGCCCGCTCTCTTTTGAGGTAGCACATGATCGTCCGCGTCGGTGGCACTGAGTGCGACATTCGGGTGGAGGCCGTCATGAGCGTGCCCCGCCTCGGGTTCATGGACAACTTCTACACCTGGGCACAGGCGCTGATGCCGCTGGGCATACGGCCTACAAAAGTTTCCGGCGCATTTTGGGGACAATGCTTGCAAAGGGTCTGCGAGCAGTTCGTGGACAAGTGCGAGTACCTGCTGACCATCGACTACGACACCTTCTTCACCCGCGAAGACGTGGAGCAACTCTTTGCGATGGCGATGACGTTTCAGTGTGACGCCCTCACCGGCTTCCAGACGAAGCGTGAGGACGGCCGCCCGATGCTCACGCTCAAGGGCACGCTCGACAACCCGCCCGAGGACGGCAAGACCACGCTGCCCCGGTCGTGGTTTGCCGAGCCCGTGCAGGAGGTGGACACGATGCACTTCGGCTGCACGGTGATCTCCACGGCGGCCCTGAAGCGGACGCTGAAGCCCTGGTTCAAGGGCGTGCCCAACGGAGACGGCGAATGGGGCGAAGGCCGCACCGATGACGACATCTGGTTCTGGCGGCAGTTCCGCGCCGCTGGCAATCGGTGCTACGTCACGCCCCGCGTGATCCTCGGGCATGGCGAATACATGGTGACGTGGCCGGGGCAGGATCTCGGCAAGCCCGTGTTTCAGTATTCCACCGAGTTCGCCAACACGATGAAGCGGCCTGAGTCTGCATGGAGGGTGCCTGAATGACGAAACTGAGGATGCTGCGACCGTTCCGAAACTACCGCACCGGCCAGGTGGTGGAGATCCCCGGCGGGCTGGCGGTCGAACTGATCGCCAAGAAGTTCGCGGTGGAAGACCGGCAGCAGGAACTGATTGAGACGGCGGCCGTCGAGCACACCGTGGAAACCGCCGACGCCACGCCCAAGCGGAGACGCAAGAAGTGAACTACCGATCCCTCACCCGTCAGACCGGCCCCGCCGTCGAGCCTGTGACGCTCTCCGAGGCGAAGGCCCACCTCCGCGTGGACGGCACCGACTCGGACGCCGAGATTGCCGCCATGATCTCGGCGGCCCGCGAGTGGTGCGAGCAGTACCTTGATCGGACGCTCGTACACACCCAGTGGGTGATGCGGTTCGACAGGTTCCCTGTAGACGGCACCGACGACATCGAACTGCCCCGGCCGCCGATGGTGGCCAGCGGTGCGAACACGGCCGTGTCGCTCTCCTACACGCTCGAAGGCGGGGCCACGGCGACCTACGGCACGTCGAGCTACCGGGTGGACCGGCACGCCACGCCGGGGGCCGTAAAAACGAACTACGCCGGGACGTGGCCGCCGCACCTTCAGGATGACAACAGCGTGAGTGTGACGTGGTGGGCGGGCTACGGCCCGAGCGGCCAAAGCGTTCCGGCAGCGATCCGGCACGCCATGCTGATGCTCATTGCCTTCTGGTACGAGAACCGCTCCACGGTGCTCGTCGGCTCAATCTCAAAGCAACTAGAGTTTGCCGTGGAGTCGCTGCTCTCGTCGCAGAAGTGGGGCTCTTACAGATGATCGACGCCGGGAAGCTCCGCGAGCGTATTACCGTGCAGATAGCCAGCGGCTCGACCAACACGCTTGGCGAGACCGTGCTGGCGTGGAGCAACTCCACAAGTGTGTGGGCGAGCGTTGAGGGCGTGAGTGCCCGCGAGGCCCTGACGGCCGGGCAGCAGGACGTGAGCGTGTCGCACAAGGTGCGGCTGCGATTCCTGCCGGGGCTCACACAGCAGATGCGGTTTGCGTGGCAGGGCCGCACGCTAGAGATCGTGAGCCTGCTGGAGCACGGCAACCGCAGCGAGCATGAGGCGATCTGCACGGAGAACGTCACCTAATGGCTGGCATCAAGGTGCAGGTGTCGTTTGATGACATCGGCCCGGCCCTCGGGAAACTGCGGGCGCTGCCCGAGGATGTGGCGGGAAAGATGCTCCAGGCGGCCCTCGCCAAGGCGATTGAGCCAGCCTTCACCGCCCTCGGCAACGTCACGCCGGTCGGCCCTACCAGCAACCTCTACCGGGCTCGCAATAAGAAGGTGGTGATCTACAAGAACGACCGCGCTGGCGTGGGGCTCGTCGGATACACGCAGTCGGGCAAGGGCTCCACCCGCAGCGCCCAGGGCGGCAAGGTGCGTGCGGGCAGGGATCGTGCGTTTCACCAGTGGTGGATTGAGAACGGGACGAAGCCGCGCAAGATCACGGTGCTGGCTAACAAGCCTTACCAGCGGCGTAGCAAGAACGGCCTTGTCCATTGGGTGAGCGGCCAGAACGGCTACATCGCCAGTTCATTCAACGGCCTCGGCCCGTTCAAGATTCGGAAGCAGGGCAATTCGTTTACGACGAAGCCGGGCTATCCCAAGGCGTTCTTCGTGAAGCGGAGCCAGCCCTTCGAGATTCCGGCGACCCCGGCCGGTGGCGTGGCCCGGCAGCCCCCGGTAGAAACGGCCTGGAAGCGGTCGCAGTCGCAGGTGGCCAGCGTCCTCCGCGAGCAACTCTCCCTGTCGCTGGAGCGTGCGTTAGAGGCGATTGCCACGTTCTCGGGCAAGACGGTCTCGGGCTAACTGCAAGAGACGCAGGGCCGCAGGCGATGATGCAGCCATGCCGCTGAAGAGCCCTGAACAAGTCGCCCGTAATGCCCTGGTGTCGAGCACGGCGGTGTCGTCGCTGGTGGGCACGAGGATCTATCCGGTGCTGGCCCCGGCTGCGGCGGCGTTGCCGTTTGCCGTCTACCGCCGCAGTTCGATCCAGCGGCAGCAGACGCTCGCCGGGCCACTTGGCCTGCCGACAGTGAACATGGAGATGCAGATTTACGCGACCACCTACGAGGGCGCGCGAGAGGCGGCCGATGCTTTCCGCTCCGTTCTGGATGGGTACGGCGGAACCTTGAACAATGTGGAAGTGCAGAACGCTTCGCTTGAGCAGGAGTCTGATGACTTCGTGCAACTGGCAGGGGCGGAATTGCCTCCGGTGTATAGCGTCACGCAGAACTACGCATTGACCTGGGTGGAGACCTGAAATGGCAAGCCTTTCGAGTGGTTCGGTGGTCGTGGGCGGCTCGACGCTGCAAGCCTACTCGGTGCAGTTCTCCGGGGCTGGCGGCGGCGCAGCGGGCGATACCATCGACGTGACCACGCTGACCAACAACCAGATCGTGACTTTCGCCCGCCCGCTCAAGGCGGCTGGTGCGGCCGGGGCAAGCTACTCCGTGACGGTGGAATACTTCGGGTCGGCTGTGGCCTCAAACGCCAGCACCAGCGTGACGCTGCCTGTGCTTGGCGGCCGAAGCAACTGCACGGTCTCGTCGTCCTCGACAACCTACGCCGTCAATGACGTGGTGCGCGGTTCCGTTACCATCCTCGTTCCGTAAGGTGCATAGATGCCATCCAGTTCACAAGGCAATCGCGGCTCGTTCACGGTCTGTGGCGTCACGCTCAACGAGATCACGCGATTCGTGGAGACGACGAACAATATCGCCGCCTCCGACAACACCATCGACGTGAGCCACCTGGGCATGACGGGAACGTCTACGATCACGATTGCCGCGCTTGCCGACCCGAACGCCACGGGCGGCTCGCCCATCGAGTACCAGATCGACTACATGCAGGCGGTGGTGTTCAAGGTTGGCGAAACGGCAACGGGCCAGACGGTCACAGCCTCGTCGCTGACGCTTGCGGTGAATGACGTGCCACGGGGATCTGTCACCGTTTCCATCGGGTGACGCATGGCCGGTCTATCGCAAGGCTTTTCGGTCTCGTGGAACGGCAGCACGCTCTCCGAGGTGTATTCCGTTACCTGGCAAAAGGGTGGCGGCCTGCCCACTAGCCGCGACGGGACGTATAGCGACAACCTCGGTAGTTTCACGGTGGAGGCTTTCGCGTCCATCGGTGCCAGCTATGGGCAGCGTGCGACGTACGGCGTCGGCGGCTTGACAGGTTCCGCAGTATGTACCGGCGTGGGCGGCAATGCCCAAGTGAACGACGCCGTGCGGTACTCGGCAACCTTTCAAATCGTGAGCTAATTCATGCCCCTGACCAAAGACCAGATTCTTGCCGCCGACGATCTCGGCCTGCTCGAAGTGCCCGTCAAGCAGTGGAGCGGCAGCGTGTTCATCCGTGTGATGAGCGTGGCCGAGCGTGACGCCTACGAAAACGAGTGGGTCCGCAACCGTAAGGCAGGCGTGGAGAGCGTGGACAACTTCCGCACGAAGTTTCTCCAGAAGGTGCTCTGCAACGACAAGGGCGAGTTGCTCTTCACGACGGCCGAGGACATCGCCGCCCTGGGCAACAAGTCTGCCAAGGTGATGAGCCTGCTGTGGCAGAAGGCGATGGAGCACAACGCCCTCACGGAAGAGGACGTGCAAGAACTGGGAAAAGGCTGAACGCTAGGCCGACGCGCCGATTCATGTTCCGCCTAGCGGCCCACCTCGGCATGACCGTCCGCGAGCTCGGGGAGCGCATGGATTCCCGCGAGCTTTCGGAGTGGGTGGCGATGCACAGGTTCTTCGACCCGCTGCCCGATCCGTGGAGGCAGACGGGACTGCTAGCCAGTGCCGCCCTTGCGCCATACTGTCCGAAGGGCCGCACCCCGAAGACCGAAGACTTCGTGCCGATTGAGCGCCCGCCCCAGCACGAAGCCCAGATTCTCGACGCTATCGAACAGGCGAAAGCCAAGATGGCGAAGAAAGGCACCGCGTAATGGCTACCGTCCTCGGCCTCGCAATGAAGATCACGGCAGATGCCAGTGGTCTCCAGAAGAGCCTGACGCCGGTAGATCGGGCGTTGCAGAAGTTGGGCGAGCAGGCCAGCGCGTCGGCGTCGCTGTTTGAGAAGTTCGTCGGCAGCACCAGCGGCGCGTCGGCAGCCCAGCGGCAGGTGGCCACCGACATTGCCTTCCTTACGTCGGCCCTGAAGACGGGGCAGGTGTCGGCCCAAGAGTTCGCCGCCGAGTTTGCGAAGATTCAGGCAGCGGCGAGGGGCACCGCCGATGCCTTTGCCGAGGGGCAGCGGCTTGCGGAGCAGTTCGCCACGGCGCAGGAGCGGCAGGCCGCCACCACACAGCGGCTCGCACAGTTGTACGATCTCGGGGCAATCAGTCTTGAGACGTACAACCGGGCTTCGGTTGCATCCATCGGCATCAACGAGCAGGCCGCTCGCTCTGAGCAGGAGCGGGCTACGCTGTCGGCCCGCGCCGCCCAGTTGCAGGAGCAGGCCCGCACGCCGCTTGAGCGGTACGACAACCAGGTGCTTGAACTGGTTACGCACCTCAACGCTGGCAGCCTGAACCAACAGCAGTTTAACACGCTTGTCGCGCAAGCCACGCAAGCCTTTGTCCGCGCTGAGTCGGCCGCCAAGGGCTACGACTCGGCCGTGGAGAAGGCCGGGAAGCAGGGCAACCTCGCTTTCAACGAACTGGCTGGCACGCTGGCCATCCTGCCCGGCCCGATTGGCAACGTGGCCGGTCGGCTGTCTGGTATCTCCAGTGCCGCCGAGGGGCTCAACCGCATCTTCTCCAACGGCGGCGGGATTGGTCAGTTCGGCGTGGCCATTGCGGGCCTCGTGAATCCGACGACGCTGGCACTCGGCGGGCTGGCTGCGTTTGGGGCCGGGGCCGTGGCGGTGGGGCGTGGCCTGGTGCAACTCGAAGCGGAGGTCGAGCGGCTGGGCCAGTTGGCCGAACGGCTCGGCGTGTCGTTCGGATTCATCCAAGTGCTGGAGACGGCCGCCAACCAGACCGGCACCAGCGTGGAATCGCTGGGCGGCAGTTTCACCAAGTTCCTCCGCTCGGTAGATGACGCCCGCGACGGCGGCAAGAACGCTGCCGCTGCGTTCAAGACGCTGGGGCTGAGCACCGAGGACGTGCGAAACGCCGACCCCGAGACGCTCTTCACGCAGTCGGCCGATGCCATTGCCAGAATTGCCGACCCGGCGAAGCGTGCGGCCACGGCGGTTGCCTTGTTCGGCAAGAGCGGTGCCGAGTTGCTGCCTGTGTTCCGGCAGTTGGGTGCCGCTGCCGCTGACTTGGAGCGGATCGGCGGGGCACTGACCGACCAGCAGCGTGCCGAGATCGACGCCTTCGGTGATTCGCTGGACCGGCTTGGCGTTGCATCGCAGGGACTCAAGCGGCAACTCACGGCCAACTTCGCCGGGTTCGGCAAGATCGTGGCCGACAACACAGCCGAGGCGATTGGCGGGCTGAACAGGTTCATCCGGCAACTCGACGACGTTTCCAACGACAAGACGTGGGCGGGCTTTCAGAAGTCGGCCGACCGGCTCAAGTTCGACCGCGAGATCATTGAGAGCCGCGAGCAGGTGGCCAAGTCTCTCCAAGAAGGCCGGGCAAACGCGGCGATTGCCGAACTGGTCAACTCGCTAGGGCTTGCTGGCGACGGCACGATCCGGCTTTCTGGCGACCTTGAGAAAGCACAGGCCCAGGCGGCGGCCCTTGGTAACGACGGCACGAAGGCGTTTCTCGCATTCGTGAAGTCTCTGGAGGATGTGGCCGCAGCCGCCGAGGGGGCCGGGCTTTCCGAGGAACAGTTGGCCCGTGCGGTCGCTGCCTCGCGGCAGGACTTCGAGAAGAATATCGAAGCACTGGGCCGCGAGGCCGACGCTCAGCGGCAGGCAGCAGATGCCGCCAACAAGGCCGCCGAGGACCGAGTGCGTGCGGCCGAGCGGATTGCTGAAGCCGACCGCCAGCGCGCCGACGCCTTCGTTCGCCAGAACGGCTTCGGCCAAGAGAACGAGGCCGCCGCGAACCTGCTGGCGATCACGCGGCAGATTGACGAAGCCGAGACCGCCATCGTGCAGGCCCGCGCCAAGGGCGACGTGGATGCCGAGAAGGCAGCACTGCGGCGGCTTCAGATCCTCGACCAGGCCCAGGCCGCCGCACAAGACACGCTCGACTTCGGCTTCAACGCCAACGACATCCAGCAGGCGATCAAGGGCGCACAGGACGAACTAGATGCCGTCATCGCCAAGGTGGGCGAGTTCGGACAGGCGGGCGTGCAGGCTGGCCTTGAGTTCCAGCGTGGGCTGGAGAAGGCGAAGGCCCAACTCGAAGACGGCGTGATTGATCCGAAGGGCTTCGACGCTGCGATCCAGAAGCAGCAGCAACTCTTCAACGACCGCATCAAGCGGCTGGAAGAGATCCGCAATCTCGAACTACAGATCATCGATGAGCGGGCCAGCGTTGAGGGGGAGCGCATCGCGGCCTTACAGCGGGTGTCACAGCAGCCGCTCCAGATCAACGACATCCGCACGCAGGAAGGTGCGGCAGAGTTGGTGCGGCTCGCCACGGGACGTGAAGACCCGGCGATTGAGGAATACCGAAAGCAACTTGACCAACTGAGGAAACTGGAAGCCAAGCTCGACAAGTTGGGCGCAGTCCCCGTGGAAATCCTAGGTGCCTAATGGCAGTTGTTGGATCAAGAGAACTGGGCCGGTCGTTTTCGCACCGCTTTGGCGAAAGCCCCACGGCTCAGATTCGGATGTCGTACTCGCTCGACGGGGCGACGAGCACGCAGTCGATCATTAGCAATGGCGGATACTCGCACGGCACGGCGCACCCAGAATATGGCTACATGCTGTGCGTTGACGGCCAGGTTACGGAGTCCAACGCCTACCACGCCGAGGCGGTCTACTCGTTCGCCACGCCAGCGGAAGGCACTGGCGGATTTGTGCCCAGCCCGCTTTCACGGCCAGACGTGTGGAGCTTCTCCACCAGCGGCTTGTCGGTGCCCACGTTTCGCTACTACGACGGCAACGGGAACGGCACGATTAGGCCGCTTGTGAATACGGCTGGCGACATCATCGAGGGAGCGCAGGCGATTGAGGGCGAACTGCGGGCCACCGTTGCTGGCAACCGCGCCGCGTTCCCGTTGGCTACGGCAGTTGCCGTCACTGGCTGCGTGAACTCTGACAGTTACGCCGGGGCAGCGGCCCACCAGTGGCTATGCAACGGCATCAGCGCGCAGAAGACAACCGAAGTGGTGAACGGCCAGCAAGTCACCTACTGGCAAGTGACAGCCGAACTCTCCTACAAGCCGAGCGGCTACAACCTGTTCTTGCCTAACTCTGGCTGGAATTACCGAGAGGGCGGCACCTTGAAGCGTGCTACGGTCAAGTACCGGGACGAAACAGGCGTCGAGACTGACGTGGCTTCCGCCAACGTGGTCGCGCTCACGCAGAACGGCGGCCTGCAAACCTCTGGCGATGTAATCATCTTGGAGCGCCGAGTGAACCGCGCGGTCGCCTTCTCCACCTACTTTGGCACGCCGCCGACATCCTGACGGGGAGTGCCATGTACGGAGGGTCTCGCAAGCCAGACGGCAAACCGGCGAAGGTCGAGCGGGTCACGTTCACGCGGCCCGCTGCGGAGCGGATCGCCAAGACCGTGCGTGCCGTCGAGGCGGGCGACCGCAGCCAGCCGGGCATTGAGTTCGGCTCGGTGCCTGGCGTCTCCACTAAGACCTTCCGCATGGGCACCTTCACCGGCGCGTGGTCGATTGGCTCCGCGAAGACGGTGACGTTCCGCAACCAGACGACAACGCCGAACACGGTGAGCGCGACCAATCTGTTTTGGCCGATCCCTGAAGGCCCGCAGCGGGACTGCTCAATAGCGAAGGACGGCACGGCGTGGTATCTGCTGGTGCCGCAACTTGAATCGGGCACGGCCCTTAGTAGCGCAACGCTCGGCGGTTCCTTGGAGTTTGGCCGTATCAACGTCATTTCGCTGGGCACTGCGTCCACGGTGCAAATCTCCATCTCCACCTGTGCCACGGCGACCACATGAGCCTGACTGTGCAAGATGGGAAACTCGTCGTGCGGAATGGTGCCTTGGGCACGGGGGCGGCGTGTTGCTGCGGCGGCGGCGGCTGCACTAGCAAGTCGTGCGCGCTTGTTCCTGATTTCGTCCAAGGGGGTTTTGATCCAGTTGGGACTTGCCAATTACCATGCTGCTGCGAAGGCGTACCGCATGGCAGTTGCCTAGATGATTCTGTAACAATCGACGAGAACGGCAACCCAAGCGAATTGCTATTCAAGTCGTTTTGCGAAAACTGCTGCGAAAACAAGTTGCTGTTTTCATGCACTTTCCCCATAGTCAACGCGGATGGGCCTGCAAGGGCGCAGGAGTGGGTAGAAAATGTCCGCGATCATCTGCTGGCAAACGGCTGGGGAAACGCGACTGAATACCACTTTGACTGCTACAGTCAGGGCAACCAAGACCCTATTGCCAAGTCATACGTTCGCGTGTGTTGCGATGGCACTCTTGTGTGCCCTGCGACGGAAGAAGACTGTTTCGCGGCAAGCCTAGTAGCGCTTGCGCCAGCAGACACAAGCAATCTACAGGTCATTCTTACTCCGAACTGTTTTGTCGGCACTTTAGAGTGCCTTCCTGCCTGTGAGCCGAACCCGCTGCCATGATTGCGTGCCACCGCGACCACCTACTCGCCCGCTGCCGCCAACGCGGCTACACGCTGGACGAAGTGCGGCCGTGCATCGTCAGCGAGGACGGCAGCCAGATCACGGTGGACGTTGACCATCCGGCTTTCCCGCGCGAGCCGAAGCCGGGGTTCGTGCCACCCGCACCCACACCCTCCGCCCCGACCCACGGCCCCGGCACAGAACTGAAAAAACTCCTTTCCAAGATTGGCATCGCCGCCACGCCGAACTGCAAATGCAACGCCCGCGCGAATCACATGGACACGATGGAAAAGCAGGAACCCGGCTGGTGCGAGCGGAACATCGACACCGTAGTGGGCTATCTCCGCGAGGCGGCAGCGGATCGCGGCCTCCCGTTCGTTGACATGGCCGGTAGGGTGCTGGTTCGCCGTGCGATTTCCAACGCACGGAAGGAGGCGGCCCGTGCCACGCAAGCCACCACAGCCGAAGGCCAAGACGCCACAGTTGGCTGAGCTCGACTTCGAGGACGACGAGCCGACCGGCCTTGGCATCCTCGACGACGACGGCAACATGGTGCTGCGTCGCGCGGCGAAATCCAAGAAAGGGGGCCGTCGTGGCAAAGGCAAAAAGCCTGCTGGCTGAGATCAAGTCGAACATCCCCAGCGGCAAGGCCCTGCGGTGGTGCGACCGTGTGGCCCCCGAGCATCGGGCCACGCTCGCGGAAATTCGCCGGGCCTACAAGGCGGGCGAACTCGGGCCGGGCAAGAAGCCCGTGTGCAAGGCGATCAGCAAATACTTGAACGACCACGGGATTTCCACCGTGGGCTACCACGGGGTGCTGCATTGGCTCGAAGACAAATAGCCGACGAGATCGCTGCCGGGGTCGAGCACGCCTCGCAGCTCCAGGCCGACGCCGAGATCGCACGCCTGCGGGCCGAGGTCGCCTCGTACCAAAAACGGTACAAGGCGGCGCTCGCGCAGATCGACGCCGAGCGGGCGCGGGCGGATTCGCTTGTGTCTTTGCAGGGAGTGAAGGCCGCCCCATTGACCAAAAGCGTCAAGGGCAAGAAACGCACCAAGCACCAGGCCACTGCCGTGCTCATGCTCAGCGACGTTCACTGCGAAGAGCGCATACTTCCTGAGACCGTCAACGGCGAAAACAACTACTCGCTTGACGTATGTCAACTCCGGCTCGCGGAACTCGAAGAGCGGTTTCTGGACTGCCTGCAACACGAACGCAACCAGGCGGACATTGACCGCGTGCTGGTCTGGTTGGGCGGCGATTTCATCACGGGCCACATCCACCCCGACTGTGCCGAGGTGGCCCAACTTTCTCCGATGAACGCCACGCGGTGGATCTCGGAGCGGCTGCGTGGGCTCATCGACCGCATCGCAGCCAACGTCGGCAGCGTGATCGTCTGCACCAATGCCGGGAACCACGGGCGAAGCACCGAGAAAAACCGCATCGCCACGGAACTAGATCACTCGTGGGAACAGTTGATGTATTTCACGCTGGCCCGCGAAGAGCGAAACAAAAACGTGCAGTGGCAGATTGCCGAAGGGCACCTTGGCTACGTTGACCTTGACGGGTTCCTCGTTCGCACTACGCATGGCCACTCAATTCGTTTCGCTGGTGGCGTCTACGGCCTCGCGTTGCCAGCCAGCAAGGCCATCGCTCGCTGGGATGCGGGGCGCAAGGCGGACCTTACGATCTTTGGGCATTACCACTCGTGGGGTTGGCTCAGAGGTGCGCGATACGTTGCCAACGGGAGCGTGATTGGACATTCACCATACGCTGAGCGGGTCGCTTCTCCTGAGAGGCCATGCCAGGGCATGGCAATCATCGACGGTGGCCGCCGCGAAGTGACCCGTGCATATCCGCTGTTCTGTGACCGTGACTTGAGGGAAGGAAAATGATTGACGTGGCGAACCGACTCAATGGTGATGGTGTGCTGGCGACGGGCGTGCATCCAACGTCGCAGGCGTTCTTCGACCTGTGCGATGCGTTGAAGGAAATGCACCGCAGAAAATCAAGCGACTACGGCTGCCCGAGCGGCACCGATCCGCTGGCCAACATTCGCAACGGTGCGAAGTTCGTTGGCATCCCGTCGTGGAAGGGGGCGATGGTGCGGCTCTCGGACAAGGTGACGCGGCTGGCGACGTTCAACGCCACGGGGAAGTTGGAGAACGAGTCGCTTGAGGACAACTTATTCGATCTTGCCTCCTACTCGCTCTTGGCCCTTTTGCTCCACCGCGAGGAGCGTGATGACTGACCGCCGCGTGCCCTACTCCGAGGACGAGGCTCAAGAGGCGTGGCTGTGGGTCGGCCGCCACGGCCCGGCAAACTCGTGGACGGCCACCAACGGCACGGCGGCCCGCATGATCGGCCGCCTGCTCGAAGAGCGCGAGCGGCTGCTGGCGATGCTGGCGAGCCGAGAGAACATCCAGAGGCCAGCGGAACAATGAGCCGGGCGGCGGGTGCGGCGGCGCGGGTTTTATCCTTTCCCCGCGCCGCCCCCGTCAGCCGGGCTATCTCAAGTCGAGGTGCGGCAGTGCGGCCGTCGAGTCTTCCTCGTTCGGGCATATGACCGGATCGACATATACCCGCTGTAGGTTCGGGTCGCTGTGATCCAGCAACGCAGTCGCGGCCGAGCGGCCCCCGGCCAGTGCGGCGTAACTGGCTGCCGTCCTGCGAAGCCCGTGGAAGCCCCGATACTTCACGCCCGCCTTGCGGCAAAGCAGTTTCAAGCTCGTCCACTGGCTCTTCGTGCGGCGGTCCCACGGCCAGACCAGATCGGCGTCGGCCCGCCGGTGCAGGGCCAGCATCTCGGCCAGGTCGGGCGTGATCTGCCGTTCGATGTCGCGGGTCGATCCCTTGCGGGTCTCGCCGCGAAACACGACGCGCCGCCGCTCAAGATCAACGTCGGCCCACCGGAGGCTCATGGTGGCCTCCAGACGCTCGCCAGTGCAGTAGATGGCATAGATGATGGTGGCCCACCACCAGCCGCTAGGAAGGCCGCCTGTGCGTCCACAACGCAGGCGGGCGCGCCGCACCAGGGCGGCCACGTCCTCGGCCGTGTAGGCCCGGCCCGTGGGCAGCCGCTTGGGAACCTTCACCTTTGGCAACTCGGGGAACTCGGCGGCGATTCTTTTCTTGGCCGCGTAGGTCCAGATGGCTGCCAGCATCACGCGATCCTTGCGGACGCTGGCGGGCGCGGGCAGACGGTTCCTCCACCCAGGCGTCTCTGCTCGCCACTTCAGGTAACGACTGATGATGAGGTCGTCGAGGTCGTCGGTGGTGGCCTCGCGCCCCAAGAATTTCTTCACGCGATCCAGCAGCATCTCGTAGAGCTCGACGCTCTTGGGCTTCAGTTGGCGTAACAGGGCGTAACGCTCAAGCAATTCCGGCAACGGCATGGGCATAGTGGTGACTCCTTTTTGCTCGGCCGAAGCCTAAGTGTACAGAAGTATACACTTATTAAACCGAACTCGCCTCCACTCGAACTTCGACCCGGCCACCGGATTGTACAGGTGGCCTGGGTCGGGGTTCCAGCCGTTTGCTTTGTGTTCCCGAATCGGTACCATTGGTGGCATGATCGCAATGAAAGACGATAAGGGCCGGAAAATGCTGTCTTGCCGGTACGCGGCCAAGAAATACGGCTGCTCCATGCGGTATATCCGCAAACTGGCCCTGGCCGGGAAGCTCGAACACGAGGTGGTCGGCGGCTCCTACATGGTTGCCGAGGCCGACGTGCTGCGTCTCAAGGCCCAGGTGGCCAAGGGCGAGGGCCGCCACAAGCCGAAGGCTGGCGGCTACGCCGAAGGTTGAAGTCCCCGCTTCACCGCTTGAAAAGATTTTTTCTGAACTCCCCTTGCAATTGGTTCCGATATGGGTACCATGCTCGTCAGCAATGCCAAGGAGGGCAACGCCATGAACTGGGAACTGATCGCTGAGTTGATTCTGGTGCTGGTTCGGCTCGTCGCCGCTGGCCAACTTGATGGCTAAATGGTTCCGAATTGGGAACCGCTTGACAGAAGTTCACGCATCAATACATTCTCGCCACCCTCAAAGGAGTAAGTATACCGATGTACAGTAGTGACCCACATCAGAACGAGTATCTCGCCGCCGTGGCGGGCATGGCCGAGCACACCGCTTTCGCTGCTGAGCCCGCCGTGGGCGACTTCATCAGCGGCACCACCGCAGGCCGTGCGTGGAGTGGCCGCGTCGAGTGGATCGACGGGCACATGGTGGTGCTCGACGTTGGCGGCGCGTGGGTTCGCGTGCCCCTCAAGGACCAGACGCACTAGCAAAAAACACGGGGAAAATGGCACGGATATTGCCCCCCCCCCCCCCCCCC